GCTCCGATCGAGCATTGGATCCAAAGCGATCCAACACTCAATCGCGAGCTAGTTAGAGTTAAGAGGTTAGGAGGTGACTGGTGTCACCTAGACCAGTTACAACAAGTAAGGAACTGGTCTAAGATGGAACGGCGGACTTGACTTTTTTTGTTTTTTGAATTTTGGAGGATTTACGTATGCGTCCTAGTTCTAAGTTTGGAGTGAATAAGCGCCGGAGCGGCGCTAAGTTTCGTGGCCAGGTTGGCCGAACGAAGGCGATTAATTTGGCTCCGCCCCCGATGCGGGGCGGATATAGGCTGTAATGCAGTCCTATGGCATGTTTTCACCCGTTGGATGCTTGGCAGCTAGAAAGCGGAAGTATCGTTTTCGTCGAGCGGGGGAATGTCAGGCGATACCTGAAATTGCCATGCGGGCAATGCGTAGGGTGTCGCCTGAAGCGCTCGGTGCAATGGGCTTGCCGAGTTATGCACGAGGCGAGTCTTTACGATTTCAATTCATTCATCACCTTGACTTATGCGGAGGAGTCGTGCCCACGTAGTTTGGTGTATAGACATTTTCAGTTATTCATGAAGCGCCTGCGGAAGGAATTTCCCCAGGCGCGTTTTTATATGTGCGGTGAATATGGAGAGTTATATGGCCGTCCTCATTTTCATAGTTGCCTTTTTAACGTCCATTTTAGTGATCGATATTTTTGGCGCACCACTCCGAGTGGGTGTCGTTCTTACCGTAGTGCTCTTCTTGAGCGGCTATGGCCTCATGGTAATGCTGAAATTGGTGATGTCACTTTTGAGTCGGCTGCTTACGTGGCTCGTTACGTGATGAAAAAGGTTACGGGAAAGAATGCTGATGAGCATTATCAGCGTTTTGACCCGTATACGGGTGAGATTTACCAGGTGGAACCGGAGTTTACGCGTATGTCGCTAAAGCCTGGGATCGGTTTTGATTTTGTCCGTTTGTATCACGCGGAGATGTATCCGCGTGATGAAGTCGTGATGCAGGGGAGGAAACTTCCTCCGCCGAAGTATTATGATAAGATTGTTGAGCATCTTAGTTCTGCGGATATTGATAGTGTGCGTTATTCGCGTGAGCTTAAAGCTGCGAGATATGCGGAGGACACGACTCCGCAAAGGTTACGCGTTAGGGAGCAGTGTGCTAAAGCGCGTGTTGGTTTGAAATCTAGACATTTGGAGTAATTTATGATCCTTCAGATTTTTATTTTGCGTGATATCAAAGCAGTAGCTTTTGGTCGTCCGTTTTTTGAGACGAGCAAAGGTGTTGCGCTCCGCTCGATTGGTGACGAATTAAAAAATCCGCAATCCGGCATTGCCAAACACCCATCGGACTATGAGCTATACCACCTTGGTGAGTACACGGACGACACGGGTACCATCACGTGCAAAGAACCGGAATTCATTATCAATTTGGGCGACATCGCCCAATAGGATGCGCTTGGTCTAGCAGGCGCTATTTTCGGGTCAGCTCGAGCTGACCCTTTTTTTTGTTCGGAGGTTGTATGTTTCGTAATCAGAGTGCGAATGTGCATCAGTTCTCGTTTGTCCCTCGTAATGACGTGCCGCGTTCCGGCATTCGGATCGAGAGTACGCATAAGACTACGTTTGATGCGGGTTATTTAATCCCGGTGTATGTCGAAGAGGTATTGCCTGGTGATACGTTCAATTTACATCAGACGCTTTTTGCGCGTATGGCGACGCCGTTATTTCCGATCATGGACAACTTGTACATCGATTGGCAATGGTTCTTCTGTCCCAATCGTCTTCTATGGGAGAACTGGGAAAAGTTCATGGGCGAGCAGGATAATCCAGGCGACAGCACGGAATTTATTCAGCCTTATATTCAATCACCGCTGAATGGCTACCAGGTTGGAACGATCTTCGACCAAATGGGCCTCCCGACGGTTGGGCAAGTAGCTGTCGGGGCCACCGTTATTACGCAAGTCCTACCCTTGCGTATGTATAACCGTGTGTGGAATGAGTGGTATCGGGATCAGAATCTTCAGGATTCTGTCCCTATGCATGTTGATGATGGCCCTGATCCTGTTGCGGATTATACGCTGTTAAGGAGAGGTAAGCGTCATGATTACTTCACATCGTGTTTGCCCTTTTTGCAAAAAGGCACCGCTGTCCCAATGCCGGTTGGAACTTCGGCGCCTGTTGTCCCTCTACCTGGCTCAGTTTCGGACTTTGAAGCGCCGTCGTTCAGAAGCGCAACCGATGAGACAGTTTCAACGCTATCTTTCCTCACGACAGGAGCGAGTTCTCATACAGCATCGACGACTAATCAGACAGCAGGCACACTGACATGGGATGAAACAACCGGCCTATACGCCGACTTAGCCGCAGCAACCGGTGCGACGATTAATTTGTTTCGTCAGTCGATCATGATTCAAAGCTTGATGGAGAAGGATGCTCGTGGAGGTACTCGTTATGCTGAAATCGTACGTAGCCATTTCGGTGTTATATCACCGGACGCTCGTCTACAACGGCCGGAATACCTCGGTGGCGGATCACAGGCGATTGCTATTAATCCCGTGTCTCAGACTGCGGAAGCCGGTTCGGCTCCCGTTGGGACGCAAGGTGCGTATTCCACGGTGGTTGCACGCGGTGGTTTTACCCAAAGCTTTACGGAGCACGGATTTGTTATGTGTTTGGCTAGTGTTCGTGCTGATTTGACGTATCAGCAAGGTGTGCGGCGTATGTGGTTTCGTGGTTTAAACGGTACTAAATACGAGCATTATTGGCCATCGTTGGCGCAGCTTGGTGAGCAGGCCGTCTTGAGTCAAGAAATTTTTGCCGACGGGACGAACGACGACGCGGATGTCTTTGGTTACCAGTCGCGTTGGAGTGAATATCAGCATCATCCGTCTACGATTTGTGGTTTGTTTCGTTCGACGATTCCGTCGGGTTCCTTGGACGTGTGGCATTTGTCGCAGGAGTTTGCGACCCGCCCGGTGTTGGACGATGTGTTTATCCAGGAGAATCCACCTATCAATCGAGTCACATCCGTTAATGGTGGAACGGGTACAGCGCAATTTATTATGGACGCATTCTTTGTAAACAAGGCTGCGCGTCCGTTGCCGCTGTATTCAGTGCCAGCTACATTGGGGAGATTCTAATGGCTTGGGCAGCAGCCGCTGCCGCAGGAGTAGGAATCGGTAGCGGCTTTTTACAAATGGATCAATCGCGATGGGCTACGCGAAAGAACTTAGAGGAAGCTCAACGCAACAGGGAGTGGGAAGAGCGGATGTCAAACACAGCATACCAACGCGCAATGGCCGACATGCGCGCCGCTGGTTTGAATCCAATCCTAGCCGCCATGAACGGAGGTGCAAGTACTCCCGGCGGTTCCGTAGGTCGTGCAGAAGCGCCCAATGTTAGCGGAATGGCCGATGCAGGAAGCAGAGCCGTCAGTGCGTATCAGCACGCACAAATGGCGAAAGTTAATAAGGCACAGGTCGACAATATCCAAGCAGCCACCATGGTCAGTGCAGCTCAGGCGAGAAAGACGAATGCCGAAGCGGCTGATTTGGAGCAACGTGGTGTTTATAGCGCGGACAACGCCGCGAATAGCGCCGCAATGCTCAAATACAACTTGGAAGCGTTGGGACACGACATCGACAGGAAGATCAGCGAAACGAATACGGCGTACCACACGTCGGAGGAAAAACGACTGATGGTGCCGTTGATCGTGAAGTATCAGCAACTGATGAATAGAGCCGCAGAGCTCGGTATTCCCGAGAAGGAAGCCTCCGCGGCATTCTTCAAGGAAGTACCAGAAGCGAAATGGTTACAAACCGTCAGGGATGTAATGGGTATCGGTAAGGATATAGGCGAAGGCATCATGAAATTTCGGAGAGGTAAATAGTCATGGATATTTTAGAAAAGCGTCGTAAAGAAGCTCGCGCACCGCGCGAAGCAATTACGTTTACTGGTGTTGGTCGTACTGTGCAATCTCAGAAGGAGGATGCAGACATCGTTACTATTTTGAAGCGTTTTAAAATTACAGGAATGCTACCGCAAAGAGTGCAGCGGTTTACGAATGCGGATTTCCGGGAGGGTGCACCGACGTTTGCCGACGCCATGGATACGATTAGGGCAGCTCAGACGGCGTTTATGCGTATGCCTGCCAATGTGCGTAAGCGTTTTCATAATGATCCGTCGGAGTTTGTGGAATTCTGTTCGGATGATAATAATTTGGATGAAATGCGGCGTTTGGGGTTGGCTGTTCCTGAGAAGCAGCCTACACTTGAGCCGTTTGAGAAATTACCGAAAGGAGAAGGCCGTGGAAGCAATGTCAACGCTGATAAGGGGTCTGGAGATGAGGATCGCCAGACAGGAGAAGGCTCTAGAGCAGAGCCGAAAGGAGCTGGAAGCTCTAAGAAATCTTGATTCCGCGCAGCGGAAGTTAGATTTAGGTCCGGCAGCTAAAAGCCGGAAGTAAGACAGGGGGCCGAAAGGCCCCTTGTCGTTTAGGGGAAAGGATTACGACCCTAAAGGGTCGTTGCTCCGATCGAGCATTGGATCCAAAGCGATCCAACACTCAATCGCGAGCTAGTTAGAGTTAAGAGGTTAGGAGGTGACTGGTGTCACCTAGACCAGTTACAACAAGTAAGGAACTGGTCTA